TATTTAATTGCGGGCATCTGCCCTGCGCCATATGCGCGGGGGTAGGCATGGCGGTGACGATAAGTCGGTGGGGTGCTGGGAAGGTTGATGAAAACCATAGTTACTAATAAAAAAAAAAAATTTTTTTTTGGACACAGGTGCGAAAAAAAAAAATTCTAAGTTATAAGAAAAAATGAGTGAGACAAACGTAACCGTAACCGAGGTCCGGGGAGGTAATACTAGCTCCCCGGTTACGATGGAATCTGAAAAAATTTTCAAGGAAGCAGGGAAGGAATACGAAGGCGTGCCTACTAAGAGCTGGATCTTCGTGCGAAACAACTATACGAGTGTACATGAGCAGATGCTGAAGGATATGGAGAAGACGCTGATGGTTTTTGGGAGAGAAAAGGGAGAACTAAGAGAAACTCCGCATTTACAGGGGTTTATTACATTCAAGCAGCCCAAGCGGTTTGGCGGGTTGAAGAAGATGATGCCGGGTTTCCACATCGCTCCGGCGTTGTCACAGGAGTCGGGGTTCAACTACTGCCTCAAGGAGCTGGATTATGAGATCGATGATCGTCGGGTTCCTGGGAAGCGCAATGACATTTTAGAAATGAAAGACAAGATAGACCAAGGCTGTTCGAAGGTTGAGCTATGGGACGAGAATTTCGAATCTATGGTGCACTGTCACAGGGGGATGTATGAATACATGCAGCTTAAGAACAAGCAGATCAAAAGACCAGAGTTGCAAGTGGTTTGGGTGATAGGTCCATCAGGAAGTGGGAAATCCACGTGGGTGGATAAGGAGTTTCCGGATGCGTACTGGCTCACGCCAAGTGACGGAAAGATGTGGTGGGACGGTTACGATGGGGAGGAGGCTGTCGTGGTTGATGATTTCAGACCGAATTTCTACACGTATGAAGGGATGCTGAAGTTGCTGAATTCTAGGGGCAAGTATCGTATCAACCTTAAGGGGTCGAGTGGATGGCTGGCTTGCAGCACTATCGTTTTTACATCGATTGATCACCCGAAGGAAATGTATTCGATGTATGATAAGCAACTTGACAGACGTATTACGGAATGGATGGTGTTTGAAGACGACTAACTCCCCCACTCGCTGCGCTCGGAGGCTGTGATATTGGCGGGGTCGGTGCAAGCACCTCGAACGGGCCGTGTGGGGTCCGAGAGACGGGCGTTTGCTGATTGGATGCAACTGAGGCGCCGACCGTGTGGGGTCCGAGGGACGGGCGTTTGGCTGTGCTGATGCAACTGAGGCGCTGACCGTGTGGGGTCAGTTTAGACCTGGTAGGGCTGTGATTGGATGCCCTTCACGAGACCGTTCAAGGAAAACTTGGGTGAACCTTCGAGTGTTGATGCATTATCATTGAACACGTACATAGTGTAGCGATGATTGTGATTGAAAGATTTCATGTTTACATTACGCCAGGTGTCTGTGCGAGAATTAATGTTAAGAGGTTTGAGTAGTTTAATATGGCCACGAACTGGTTTCATATCATTGACTATCGTCTGTGTAGGCACAAGTGTAGAGGGAATGGATGTGGTGAGGGGGCGAGTGATTCCCTTGCGATAAGCGTGAATATGCCAACGTTGCTTGTTCATGAACGTTTTGCCGCCGACGTCCACGTAATCGCGGCCTTGGGTGATGAATGAGAGGTTGCCTGAGGCGTCCTCGACCTCTTCGCAGACTTTCTGACTCTTAGGGGTGACGATGAGCATGGTCCATGTGATGGGGTCACGTTCTTTGCCGGCCTGGATATCGAAGTCGAGGTCCATGCGAGTTGCTTGGAATTTACCAATGCGGGGTTCAAGACTGCCGACGGGAGTCTGCTGCCAGACAGGTTGCCAGGCAGAAAAGTCGTAGAGGGAGTAAAAGTTGAAGTTAGCACTCAGCTCGTTGTTGAGGACCTGGAAGTGGTCGTAGACCGGGTAAGTGAGGTCACGTAATCGACGAGTGTTGCGATTGACTCGCTTAGTAAGATCAAGGATCTGATACTTCTGATTGTTTGCTGTAGGGCGCTTGTACAAGATCTTCTTCTTGGTTGCGGCGCGTCCGCGTTTTCCATATCGTTTTCCGTATGCCATTTTCTCTGTAGAAGAGATATTTAATTGCGGGCATCTGCCCTGCGCCATATGCGCGGGGGTAGGCATGGCGGTGACGATAAGTCGGTGGGGTGCTGGGAAGGTTGATGAAAACCATAGTTACTAATAAAAAAAAAAAAT